ATCAAGGCGCTTGACGCGCCCAAGAACCGCGCCGACCGGCGGAAGAAGACAAACCGGTATTACTTCCGCTTGACGGACGAGCAGGCGAAGATCCTCGACCGGCTGCTGAAAAAGAACGGCTACGCCACTGTTCAGAGCTTTTGTGAGGAGCTGATCCGGAGGGAGGCATTATGCAATGGCATTACCGCTTGATAACCTCTACCTCGGCATTCAGGAGAAGGAACCGGCGGTCATCGGGACATGCGCGCACTGCCAGGAGGAAGTCCGCGAGGGCGAGGAGGCTTTCGTCTGCGATACGGTCCTTGTACACGCGGAATGCATGCTGGAATACGTCTCCGATACCTACAGCGTAGACGAGATCGCGAACGCGATGCTGTTTGAGAGGGTACGCCATGAAGGATGAAGTTTATATCCCGTTTGAATGCCGGGTGTCGGTCTTCTTCCTGGCCGGGCATGTCGAATGCAATTTATGTCCGCTGCTGGAAACATACAGCCGCAGACAGTGCAGACGGACGGGGGAGTATCTGACGAGCGGGCAGCTCCGCGGGATGTACTGCCCGCTGGAGATCCCGGGAGAACTGATCACAGACACGGCCACGGGAGCCGTGATCGAAAATAAGGAGGATAAGGATATAACGCGAAAGGCTACAAGGCGTTTAATCCCGGTATGATCTGCAGGGATAAGCAGTACGCCGAGAACACCGACTACGAAGAAGTGGGCGGAACGATCTGTGAGAAAGGCATGATGCACTACTGCGTCAATCCTTTTGATGTTCTGAACTTTTACGATCTTGTTGACGAGAGCGGGAAGTTTTCGGATTTTGCAGAGGTCAAGGCACTTGACCAGCCGATATCCGGATCTGATGGAAAATTTGCGACGAAAAAGCTGCATATCGGCGCGAAGCTGAGTTTTGCTGGGTTTATCAAGGCCTGCATCGACTTCACGAAGGAGCAGACAATCGTCAATATGCCGAAGAGTGATGTTACCACCGGCAACTCCGCCAAGATCGGCAGCTCGGGCAACTACGCCCAGATCGGCAGCTCGGGCGGCTCCGCCAAGATTGATAGTACCGGCGTCGACTCCGTGATCTGCTGCGCAGGTCATGGCTGTACGGTAAAAGCAAAAATCGGGAGTTGGATCACGCTTGCGGAGTGGGAATATTCCGAAGAAAAGGGTCGATTCGTTCCGCGCTGCGTGAAGACGGAATACGTCGACGGCGAGAAGATCAAGGCCGATACGTGGTATCGGCTGAAGAACGGCGAATTTGTGGAGGTAAGGTAAATGGCAATCAAGAAACCCGCTGAACTAGATTTCAGCAACAAGAAATTCATGTGCATCATTTCCGGACAGCCCGGCCTTGGCAAGACAACGCTGGCGCTTTCCGCACCGAAGCCGTTTCTGTTCGACACGGACAACGGCATTGCCCGCGTCAGGCCAGAGCAGCGCGGCGTGACCTCTGTTGTGGAATCCTACGAAGAAATGCTTGGCGATATGGACTCCGACGAATACAAGGCGGCTGAATCCGTTGTAATCGATACCGGCGGCATGCTGGTGCAGCTGATGAAGGATTGGGCGAAGAAGCAGGACAGCAAGGCCGCAAAGGATGGCCGCGCGATGTACGGCGTGATTAAGTCTGAGTTTGACCGGCTGTGTTATCAGATCCGCGCAAAAGACCGGAAGCATTTGATCGTGGTGTTCCACACGACGGAACAGCAGAAGGGCGATACCATCCAGACACGCCTGTCCTGCGAGGGCGGCGCAAAGGATATCGTTTGGACGCCTGCGGACTTTGGCGGCTATATGTTCATGATGGGAAACAAGCGCATGATCGGCTTTACACCGACAGACGAATACTTTGCAAAAGGCTGCTTCGGTGTGCGCGGCGTGATGCAGCTGCCGGAGCTCAAGCCCGGCCAGAAGTCCACATTTTTGACGGATTTGTTCCGCAAAGCGCAAGAGGACATCAACGCACAGGCCGAGATCTATAGCGGCGAGAAAACCGCATATGACGTGGCGATGCAGGAAGGCCGCGCGTTCATTGCGCTTGTCGGAGATCCCGACACGGCGTTAAAGGCGCGGGAAGGGCTAGCAAAGATCCATCACGCTCTGACTAGCGCCGCCGAGCTTGGCGCAGAGTTCAAGCGCAAGTGCAAGAAACTCGGTCTGAAATACGATAAGGAGATAAAAGCCTATGTATTGGTTGACACAAAGCCTGCTAAGCAGCTGGAAGCACTTTCTTGATGCGGATGATGCGTATGCAGACGCGGCGCTGTCCTCATTCCTCTCTACGCTTCGGCGTGAAGAGAAGGAAACAACGCAGGTGATGCAGGCTGGCATTGACTTCGAGGCGGCGATCAACAGCACGGTTGCGGGCGTACCAATTGAGCCTGTCAGCGAGAAATACGACCGGGCTGTAGCAAAATTTTCCCGCATCTGCTCTGGCGGTCAGCCACAAGTGCCGGTCGCCGGGCGGCTGCATGTATCGGGCTTGGATTTCCAGTTATACGGCGTCTGCGACTACGTAAAGGCCGGAATCATCTACGATATTAAGCGTGTACAGCGGTACGAATACGGCAAGTACCTGCACAGCCCGCAGCATCCGATGTATCTGCATCTGATGCCAGGCGCGTCAAAATTTACATACCTGATCTTCGACGGCGCGAATAATTACGCGGAGACGTACCGGCGCGGCGATTTCGAGCCTATCGAAGATACGATTTCATGCTTTATCAACTGGCTTTTGGCAAACGGTTATATCAACGATTATTTTACGCATTGGGAAATGAACACTGAAAGGAAGGAAAAAGTAGATGGGATTCAAAGCTGTTAAAAACGATGGCGGTCTGATGAAGGCTGGCGATTATGAGTGCTATTTGAAATCGTGCGGATACAGCGTAACGAAGAACGGAAACGAATGCATCAAGTTCGATTTCGTTGTCCGTGAGGACGTCGAGCAGGAATACCAGAAGAAGCACATCTTCAAGAACTTCTGGCCCGACCGCGACACCGGGGAGTATGACGCCGACAAGATCGGCAAATATGCAAATGCGCTTGGCATTGAGCCGGGCACCGATTTTGAACTTGACGATCTGGTAGGCCGCAACTGCATTTTGCACATGGAGCCGTTTGAGGGCAATGACGGTGTAACGCGCGACTGTATCCGGTATCTCAAGCCCAGCAAGGCAGACTCCTTTGTAACGCCCGCACCGGCCAGCGCAGAGGAGTTCAAACAGCTTGACGAAAGCGACGACGAGCTGCCGTTCTGAGGGCTGAAATATGCCGAACAGAATTATTCGGGAAAGCATCTGCACAAGCGATAGCGTCGACAAACTCTCGTGGTTTGAAGAAGTTCTGTTTTATCGGCTCATTGTAAACTGTGATGATTTCGGACGCTTTGACGGGAGAGCGGCGGTCGTAAAAACCCGCCTCTTCCCGCTGAAAGAAAACCTCACGCTCAAAACTGTAGAAAATGCTCTTCATGGGCTGGCGAGTGCTGGATTGATTGCTCTGTATGTGTTTGAGGGCAAGCGCTTCCTTTACCTACCAACATGGGGCAAGTATCAGACGCAGCGTGCGAAAGTAAGCAAATTCCCGTCGCCTGATGATGGGAAACAAGCGGATGAAATCATCTGCAAGCAAATGCATGCAGATGTTCCCGTATTCGAGAATCGAGAATCGAGAATCGAATTCGCTATTCGAGATGCGGAAGATAGCGCGGAGCCGCAAGCGGCATCCACGCCGCCAGCAATCTCTCTGCCGCTGAATGATGGAACGGGATATTCCGTTTCCGTGGAGCAATGCCAGGAATGGGCGGGCTTGTACCCTGCTGTCGACGTGATACAGCAGCTGCGGAACATGAGGGGCTGGTTGGACGCAAATCCGGCCAAACGGAAAACAAAGCGCGGGATCAATGCGTTTATTGTCCGCTGGCTGGCAAAAGAACAGGACAAGGGCGGAACACAGCCTGCACAGTACAGCCGCGCTGCAAAGCCCGGCTACGGTGTGCAGGGGCACCATGACCCGCTGAATCCGCTGGAAGAGGCTGCTGTCAACCGGCTGTTCGAGAAACCGCCGAAGGGTGCGGAGAAAATGCGGCACGGCGTGCAGAACCACGGAGACGACCTGACGGCGTTCCAGATGGCAGCGGTCGAACGGATGCTTGCAGAAAACAAGGAGGATGAGACATGAAAATGCTGAAAAAACTGGCAAGATCGCTGGCGACGCGCTATGTCTGCCAGAACTGCGAGAAGGAAAAAGAACGAAGGGCCGTGGCTCACAACGCCACGAATTCGACCTGGCGGCGTTTGGAGGTGCAAAAGCGGAATGAAATGGCATATTGCAAGTGTCAGCTGGGGCAAGGACAGCCTGGCCATGCTCCTAATGCTGATTGCCAAGGGCTACCCGCTGAATGAGGTGGTTTTCTACGATACCGGAATGGAGTTTGAGGCGATTTACCACACACGGGATCAAATGTTACCCCGCCTGGAGCAGCTGGGGATCAAGTACACCAGACTGGAGCCGGAAAACCCGTTCCTGTTTGATATGCTGGAAAGGCCGGTTTGCAGTAAGCAGAAAGGCACACACCAAGGTTATGGCTGGTGTGGCGGCCTCTGCCGCTGGGGAACCACGGGGAAGCTGAAAGCCATGGACAGGTACGCGGAGGCGCGGGACGCTATGGTTTACGTTGGCATAGCTGCCGACGAAACGCCACGACTGGAAAAAGAACGGAAGCCGTATAAACTGCACCCGCTGGCGGAGTGGGGCATGCCGGAAGCCGACGCCATGGCATATTGCTATGAAAACGGGTTTTCGTGGCTGGAGGGCACGATCCGCCTTTATGACGTGCTGGACCGTGTTTCGTGCTGGTGCTGCTGCAACAAGAACCTGCGGGAACTGCGGAATATGTATATTTACCTGCCGGAATACTGGGAGCGCCTGAAAGACCTGCAACGGAAAATAGACAGGCCAATGAAAGGCTATTACAAAGGCAAGCCGCGCGGCGTGTTTGAACTGGAACAACGGTTCCGCGCAGAATTGGAACAGGAGGCAAGAGCATGAGTAAAGCTGTTTTGATCAGCATTCGCCCAGAGTGGGCTCGGAAGATCCTGAACGGGAGTAAAACGGCCGAAATCCGCAAGACCGCGCCGAAGTGCGGTGTGCCGTTTAAGTGCTATATCTACTGTACGCAGAGCGCTGATATGCTTTGGATTTTGAAGGAAAGGGAACGGTCTCTCCATCCTGATAAAATAGCGGATGTTTTCAAGGCTGCTAAATGCGGCGGAGCATATCGGGGGAATGGCAAGATCATCGGTGAATTTGTATGCGACGACATTTTTGAAAGGATCGTCAGAGTAGGAGGAAGCTGTGAACCGCAGAAATATTGCATCTGCGATTGGAACATGGAATGCACACCACTTGATACGCTTCTTGCGGATGCCTGCCTGACAAAAGACGAGCTGGAGAAGTATCTGGACGGCGGCGTCGGCTACGGATGGCACATATCCAACCTCAGAATTTACGATACCCCGCGCGATCTGTGGGAGTTTGCCGGTATGCAGCGGGAGACAGAATTTGGCCTTGCACCCAGGCCAATCACCCGCCCGCCGCAGAGCTGGCGGTATGTGGAGGAAGAGTTATGGAAAGATTAACGTTTGAAGGGAACTTCTGCGACATCGCGCAGTGCCGCGAGCGGCCGTGTCCGTATGACGGAAGCTGCACGCAGAGGCTGGTTTGGGAGAGGCTCAAGGCTTACGAGGATTCCGGGTTGTCGCCGCAGGCCTGCGCGCAGGCCTCAGAGATCGAAAAACAGCTTGATTCCTATGGCTTCTCGGCTAAAAAAATGCTGGAGTTTATCAGGGCAGACAAGGACGGGCGGCTGGTGGTGCTGCCGTGCAAGGTGGGAGATACAGTGTGGATTGTAGGCGCTGTGAGAAAATTGTATAGCGCAAAAGTTCGGACATTCTTTTGCGGGCATCCGTCCGCAGTGCGCGGACGCGATCCAGATGGGCATATTCACATGATTCGCACAACAGAGTGTGACATCCCGATGCAAGAATTCGGAAAAACCGTATTTCTGTCGCGCGAAAAAGCCGAGAAGACTTTGCGGGAAATCCAAGGGAAAGAGGATGCCGATGGAGCGACTGACAAGCCGGAATGAAGATTGTGTTTCGGTAAATGGGTACGGTCTGTACCACTTAACGATGACCGAAGTCGTCCAGATGGCAGATCGCCTTGCGGACTACGAGGACACGGGGCTGACACCGGAGGAAATCAAGGCTCCATTTACGGAGGATACGATGATAAATCTGGCAGCGCAGGCGCTGGGAGTGGAGCCTAGCCGCCTCCGCGAGCTTGCCGAGGCCGACAAGGACGGGCGCGTAATCATCCTGCCGTGCAAGGTGGGAGAACGCTGGACAGATGAAGACGGTCGAGCGGTGCGAATAACCGCAGTAATCGTCAGCATAGAGCCATTTGGGACGAACATCAACATCTACTTTGATTACGAGGACGCAACGCCGAACGATGCGGGAAGCGACTGCGTGACAAATTGGGATTATTTCAGTCGCCACTATACCTGCATTGAGGTCGAGCGGGCGACGGAGGGCGCGACATGACCAGAAAACGCGCAAGGAGGGGAGAGTTTTATAGTAACTGCCTCCTCGAAATGCTGAAGGCAAAATTGCGAAATCCATCTATAAAGGTCATGTACCTGCCAGCTTTTCTAAATGAATGCCCTTGTCCACATTGGATGTGGCTGGACAAGGATGGAGAGCATGACTTTCATTTTAAGGGGCGGCTTCCTTGGTGGAAATGGATCTGGCACAGGGGCTATATCCGGACGGTCCACCGCGGATGTTACAAAGGCTGCATCGACCAAATGATTGAGAAGAAATATTACTCATTTTGCAGTAGAGGCGTGACGGAATGAGCGGACTGCGGTTTGCTCGTGGGAGCGCGAAAGGAGGAAAGCTGATGCAGGATTGCTGTTTTACATGCGAAAATCTGGAATACAGAAAGAACTACGTGTACCCGTATCGGTGCCTGAAACACAAAGCTGAACGGTTCTCGGAGAAGGAACTGGAACGGATGTACCTGTCCGGTGAGGAATGCGGAGATTTTGAAGAAAGGAGATTTGAATGTTTGGAAGAGCAAAATTGAAAGCCGAAATTGTGCGGCTACAATACCGTGTGGCTGAACTTGAAGACAGACTATGCCCGTGTGAGGAACACGATTGGAAAGAGATTGGGTGGGAATTGTCCCTCGGAGATTGCGGCGTTTCACAGATATATACCTATAAATGCAGGAAATGCGGCAAAATCGTCACAAGAGTTGAGGATTAGAGGATGAACACTAAAATTTTGAAAATCAAGGGCGATTGGCAGGAGGGCGTGGACACCTGCCGCGCCACTTCCGGAAAAGGGCCGCTCGGGCATGAGCCAAGCAAGGAGTTCAAGCGGCGGATCCTGATCGCTGAGCACTCGCCCATCCGCCGGATCTCGGTATCGTGGATATGGGAGGGGGTCAAAAGCTGGATCGCTACGCACTGGAGCCGCCATAAGTGGGAATGCTTCATTTCCACGCAGCGGACAGATCGGACAGGCACACCGCGGGACAAGCTGCCGCAGGATGCGCCGGTGATCTTCGTGGGTGAGGCAAATGTGCAAGCTCTGATCGACACCATGCGCAAACGTTTGTGCTGCCAGGCGGACCGCGAGACACGGGCGTACGCCTCGGACCTCAAAGCAACATTGCATATCAAGCAGCCGGAGATCTCCGATGTGCTTGTGCCGAACTGTGTATATCGCTGCGGCTGCCCGGAATTGGAATCGTGTGACCTTTTTAAAACATGGCAGATGAGCTGCGCGGATATCGCAAGCACGGATATCCAGAAACGGTATGATGCGTACAATACGATATTCTGGGCTGTGAGAGGGGAGGTATTCGATGGGCGTGATTCTGGCGATTGACCCCGGCAATATTCAATCGGGCTATGTAATCGTAGAGCACGACGGCGAAGAAATTCGCCGCGTGCTGGACGCCGGGAAAATCGAGAATCCGGCAGTGCCAGATATGCTTGACCGGAAGCTTTATGCGAACTGCATAGATGTTGCGATTGAGATGGTGCAGGGGATGGGGCAGACCGTAGGGCAGGAAGTGTTTGACACTTGCGTCTGGGTCGGGCGATTCTGGGAAATTGCATTGAGATCTGGCGGATATGAGCCGAAAAGGATATACAGGCGAGAAGAAAAGCTATACCTGTGCGGCTGCCTGAGCGCGAAGGATAAGAATATCCGGCAAGCGCTGATTGACAGATACGGAGGTGTAGGGACGAAAAAAGAGCCGGGCTTCTTTTATGTGAACGGCACGAAGTTTGCAAAAGATATGTGGGCGGCGATGGCCGTTGCAACCACATATTTTGACAAGTACATCAAGGGGGTAAAGCTGTAATGGCAAACATCACGGCGACCTGCCCGGTTTGTGGGAAAATATTCACCCGGCCCTGCAAGCCGCGCGCGGATGGCCGGTATCTCTGCAGCCGGGCGTGTGCCGGGGCATGGCGCAAGTTGCATCCAATCTGCACGGGCAAGCGGCGCGATCGCGCATGGGATGAAGTGCGGATCCAGATCACGGCGATCATCCCGGTCTATCCCGCCATGCGCCCGCGCATTGGCGAAGTGTACGACGCGGAAAAATATGAATACGTCAGCAGCATGCCCGGCTATGTTGTGCGCGTCGGAGACAAACGAATCTGTGTGAGGGTGGACGAATGCAGGGAGATTTGAAAATCAGCCCGTATTCAGCCCCATGCGGCAGTTGCCCCGAGAAAGGCTGCGGGGCAAAGCATACGACCTGCAAGGCGTACATAGCGTTCCGCAAGGCTGCGGACGAGTACAACAAAAGCAAGGTAGAGCGCATAGAGCGCGGGATGGAAACAATCGGCAGGTCCGCCAGAGAGCGGAAATACGATCGGGCAAAACGCGAAGGGAGGGTACACTATTGATGGAACAGATTAAGGGCGCAAAGTACGATGATGGGAAGCCGAGGCCGTCGCTCGTGCCGGTAGAGGCGATCGAGGCGATCATGCAGGTGCGGGAGTTTGGAAAGGCAAAATACGCCGACGCGGAGGACTGGCGCAAGGTGCCGCGCGAGAAGTGGCTGGACGCCCTTCTGCGCCACGTTCTGCATATCTGGGATAATCCGCTGGCGCTCGACTATGAGAGCGGCTTACCGGCTCTGTGGCATGTTATAACTAATGCTGCGTTTCTGTGCGCGGCGTACAAAGATGAACTGGACAAAGCGCGCGGGGAATGGGCAAAGGATGTGCTGGACGAAAAGGCAGTTGATGGGTGCAAGAACTCACAATGTGCGTATTTCTCTACCACATGCGGGTGTATCCGGTATCATGATGTAAGCCACTGCAAGAAAAGAAAGGAAGCGCGCCGTGAGTAAGCCGCGCTACGGCTGGTGGCCATATGCAAAGTGGATGATCCGCAATTATAAGGGCGGCGGGCTGATGACGAAGTCCGAGCGCGCTGCCGTTGAGGAGGCAATCGCGGAGACGGAACAGCTCGTTGACGGCGCGAAAGCCGCCCAGGGTGCGGATCATCACGCGGAGCGGCTGCGGCTCATAGACTTGGTTCTTTGGAAGCGGACGCATACCCTGCAAGGCGCTGCAATGGCGGTTTATGTATCCGAACGCACCGCGCAGGAATGGCACAGGCAATTTATTCGCCTTGTGGGGCAAAAAAGAGGGCTTTTATGAAAAAGTCTGCGTCCCAGAGCCAAATTTAACATTTACTATAAGGGCGTAGAGATCAACTCTACGCCCTTTTTCATCGGCGCCGCAGCGTTCTGCGGAAACCTCCTCCTGTTCTCGTGTTCTCCGGTGTGAATAAATATATTTATTCACACACGGAGACACGAGAACGAAAGAATGAGGCAGAAAGGAGCGGCTATGGCGAGTTTGCGCGCCCTTGCACACAAGCTGCAAACAGCGCTCTTGTACAACGGAACCAAAATAAAAATCAATCAAATGCAGACCTATTCCGCGAAAAATGACAGGATGGTGACGAAATACATGGTTTACGAATATCGACCTGATGGAAAGCCGAAGAACGTCACTCTGCTGGAAACATACCAGATTGCGGATGTGGTGAAGCTGCTGGCCGGACTTTACAGCGATGGCGGATGAAAAGCTTACGCCGAAGCAGAGACGATTCTGCGAAGAATATTTAAAATCCGGCAATGCCACAGAAGCGGCGAAAAAAGCAGGGTATAAAGAAAAGGCAGCGCACAGCATGGGCGCGGAAAACCTTAGAAAACCTGCAATTTCTGCATATATCAAGCGCAGAACGGACGAACAAGAGGCTGCGCTTGTCGCAGATTCCAACGAAATTCTGAAATTTTACACTGCGGTCATGCGCGGGGAGGTCAAAAACCAGTTCGGCATGGACGCATCGCTGTCCGACCGGCTGAAAGCCGGTGATAGTCTTATGAAACGCTACGCAGCTGCTTCCGACCGCAACAGGACGACAATGGAGAAGCTTGACTCGATGCTGAAGGAGTTCCAAGATGCTGTTAAGTCCGAAACAAATTGAGTTTGTAAAATACGGAATACATCGCTGGAACTTCAAGGGCGGCGCCACCAGAAGCGGGAAGACTTACCTCGATTTTCGATGGATCATACCGATTCGGATTCGTGAGCGAATCGGAAAAGATGGCTTGGCCGTCATTCTCGGCGTAACAAAATCCACGATTGAGCGAAATGTGCTGGAGCCGATGCGGAACATTTACGGGGACGAGCTTGTCGGCACGATCTCAAGCGACAATACGGCATGGATATTCGGAGAGAAATGTTACTGCCTCGGGGCCGAGAAGGTTTCCCAAGTTTCCAAGATTCGCGGTGCGTCGATTAAATATTGCTATGGGGACGAAGTAGCCGATTGGTCGGAAGAAGTATTCGCGCTGCTGAAAAGCCGCCTTGACAAAGAATATTCCTGTTTCGATGGGACATACAATCCGCAGTATCCGAACCACTGGCTGAAAAGATTCTTGGACAGCGACGCGGACATTTTCAGCCAAACATACACGATAGACGATAACCCGTTTTTGCCGCCTGCGTTTGTAAAAAATCTGAAGCGCGAGTACGAAGGAACCGTTTATTATGATCGCTACATCCGTGGGATTTGGGTAGCTGCGGAAGGTATTGTTTACAAGGACTTTGCCAACGACACAGAAAAGTATCTGATTGATGATCCTATAAAATGGGCGGAAGAAAACGATACAAAGTTTTCTGTTATTTCCATTGGCGTTGACTTCGGTGGAACGAAGTCTGCAACGAAATTTCAAGCTACCGGGATTACAAAAGATTTCCGGGTTGTGGCGTTGGAAGAAGAATACATCAAAAACGAAGAAATTGACCCAGATGCGTTAAACCGGCGTTTTGCTACGTTCTGTCAACTGATAACATCAAAGTATGGTTACAGCCAGACACGAGCGGATAGCGCGGAAACGGTGCTTATACGAGGTCTAGATCACACGGCGCAAAAACTCCGGCTGGGTACCCAGGTCAAGAACGCGCTGAAAATGCAGATCACAGACAGGATCAGGCTTGTCGTGCTTCTGATGAAGCAAGGCAGGCTCAAGGTTTCGCGGAACTGCCCGCATTTGATCGATGCGTTCCAATCAGCAATTTATGACCCGGATAAGTTCGAAGACGAGCGTCTTGACGATGGGACATCCGATATTGATAGCCTCGATGCGTTTGAGTACAGTATAGAGCCTTATTACAAAGACCTGGAACGCGCCGGGCATATGATAGGACGGTGAAAGAGTGAACATACGCAGAGCATTAAAGGAGCTGGGCTTCGATACAGTTGGCATTGATTTCTACAAGCTGATCGGCGTGTGGGGAGACTGGTACAAAGGGAATGTCGAGGACTTCCACAGTTACACGGTATGGAATGGCATTGAAGAATTGGAATGCCACAGATATTCCGTAAGCATGGCGAAAAAGGTCTGCGAGGACTGGGCAAACCTGCTGATGAACGAGCGGGTAAACATCACGCTCGAGGGGAAGAAGGAGCAGGAGTTCGTAGACACGATTCTCTCGGAAAACAATTGGAAGGTCAAGGCGAACGAATCGCAGGAGCGAAAAGCAGCGATTGGAACGATCGCGTATGTTCCGGTCATTGAGGGAATGTCCGTCAATCCGGACACTTCCGAAATTGTTGATCCTGGGCGCATCCGTATCAACTATGTCAGCGCGACGAACATTTATCCCCTGACATGGGACAATGGAATCATCAGGGAGTGTGCGTTTGCCTCCACAAAAAATGTTGACGATACAGAGTACACATACATCCAAGTTCACAGGCTGAACGGCGGCGAGTACGACATCGAGAACCATTTGTATGATTCCGAAGAAGTCCCTCTGACCAGTGTAAAGGGCTTTGAAACAATCCCGCCTGTTGTACACACAGGGAGCGACAAGCCCCAGTTTGTCATTGACAGGCTGAATATCGCGAACTCAGATGAAAATAACCCGCTTGGTGTGGCTGTGTTTGCATATGCTATCGACCAGCTCAAGAGCGTTGACATCACCTATGATAGCTATGTGAACGAATTTGTGTTGGGCAAGAAGCGCATTGTGGTGCAGCCGGAGGCAACCAAGAGCATTGACGGCCGGCCAGTGTTTGATAAGCGTGAGACCGTTTATTATGTACTTCCGGAGGACAGAGGCGGCAACGGCAACATCTTGCAGCAGGTCGATATGTCGCTGCGGACGGCGGAGTTTAACACCGGCATGCAGGATATGTTGAATATCTTGTCCAGCAAGTGCGGCTTCGGTGAAAATCATTACAAGTTCGATCAGGGAAGTATTGCTACAGCGACGCAGGTTATCAGCGAGAACAGCACCATGTTCCGAACGATCAAGAAGCATGAGATTTTGCTTGAACAGGCAATCACAGAGCTTTGCAGGACGCTGCTCCGCATGGGGAACAGGTACATGGAAGCTGGCCTAAATGAGGAAGTACAGATTTCCGTAGACTTTGACGATTCGATCATTGAGGACAAGCAGACGGACTTCCTGCGCGACATGCAGCTTCTCAGCGCAGGCATTATGAATGACTGGGAGTTCCGCATGAAGTGGATGAACGAGGACGAGGCGACCGCAAAGGCGGCGCTGCCGAAGGCGCAGGACATGGTAACTGAACAGCAACAGGAGGTAGAGTAATGGGAGACGAAAAAGTTCCTGTGGGAACGACATTCTGGGTAAACGTCGGTGACGCCGCTGCGCCAGAATGGAGAGTATTCGGAACAACGACTGACGATGCTCACGATAAAGAATCAAACGGAACATGAGCCATTACCCATTTACGCCTGCTTTGCTCGACGCCCTCCCAGAGGAGCTTGCCGAACTATTCCGGGGACTGGAAGATACGCTCCTCGATGAAATATGCAGTAGGCTTGCGTTGAAAGACCAGTTGAACGAAGTGACTGTTCAGGCAATCAGAGCGCTTCGTTCGCACGGCATTGACCTGGAGGACATCGAAAAGGCGATCCGAAAGACTACGGGAATTAGCGAAAAGAAGCTGAAAGAGCTGCTGGACGATGTAGTAGAGCGGAATCAGCGGTATTACACCGACCTTATCGATCTCGCCCATGTTACGCAGCCGGAAACGCTGGTGAGCGTCGAGGACACATGGGCGATATACGAGCAGACGAAGCAGACCATGCGCAACCTTACGCGCTCTATGGGCTTTCTGGTGGACGCTGGGCGGACGATGCTCCCACCTGCCAAAGCGTACCAGTGGGCTTTGGATAATGCCACGATGCAAATCCAGAGCGGCGCTATCAGCTACAATCAGGCTATCAAATCGTCGGTGCAGCAGCTTGCGGGTGGTCTGAAAGTCGTGAACTACGAAAGCGGACACGTCGACCACATCGACGTTGCTGTTCGGAGAGCTGTCATGACCGGCGTGAATCAGATCTGCGACCAGTACACGAACCAAAGCGCAGAGTACCTTGAGACGAGATACTTTGAAGTGTCTGCGCACTCTGGGGCGCGTGACAAGCCGGGTACGTCGCCGTGGTCAAGCCACAAAGACTGGCAAGGGAAAGTCTATTACCAGAGCGAAAGCGGCGAACCTGACCCGCTGGGGCTTTACGATGACCTTGTGGAAACGACCGGTTACGGATATGTTGACGGTCTGACAGGAGCAAACTGTCGGCATCACAAATACCCATATGTTCCGGGAGTTTCGGAGCGGACTTACACCGATGAACAGCTTGAGCATATCGACGATGGTCTTGGCTGCACGTTTGACGGAAAGACTTACACAGCCTATGAAGCGACGCAGATGCAACGCCGCATAGAGCGGCAAATCCGCGCGCAGAAGAAGCTTAGAAACGCATACAAAGAAGCTGGGCTTTCCGAGGACGTGACCGCCGCGAACATAAAGCTTCGGCGGCTAAACGCAGAATATAGCAGGTTCAGCAAGGCGGCAGGATTGCCGGAGCAACCAGAAAGGACAAAAGTTTTCTACAAATAATTTACAGGTAAAACCCGCGAAGCACTGCGGTTTTTATACAATCTATCGCCGCGATGAACTGCGGACAAAGGAAAGGAAGATAGAAATGGCATTGACCAGAAAATTACTGAAAGGCATGGGACTCACCGACGAACAGGTGGACACCATCATTGAAGCACATACCGATACCGTAGACGGCTTGAAGGCTGATGTCAGCAAGTACAAGTCTGATGCGGAGAAACTGCCCGACGTTCAAAAGCAGTTGGACGACCTCAAGGCGGCGGGCGATGGCGGATATAAGGAGAAGTACGAAAAGGAACACTCGGACTTCGAGGCTTATAAATCCGGCATTACAGCAAAGGAAAGCAAGGCGGCAAAGGAAAAGGCTGTTCGGGCTTACTTTGAGAGCAAAAATATCACAGGCGCAAATCTCGATCTTGCCATGCGCGGCTGCGGTGAGGAAATGACCGCATTGGAGATGGACGGTGAGAAAATCAAGGACACAAAGAGCCTTGATGCACTTATCGAAGGAACTTACAAGGGGCTTGTCTCCAAACCTTCTGTCCGTGTGGACATGGGCGCACGGCTCAGCGACGGCGGCAAGGCGATGACGAAAGACGAGATCATGCAAATCACTGACAGAGCGGAGCGGCGCGCTGCAATCGCCGCAAATATGGATTTGTTTAGAAAGGAAGAATAAAAATGGCTGTTGATCCTAAGCTGATTAAAAAAGCTGATCTTGCGCGAGTTCGCGAGATCGAATTTACCGAAATGTTCGGCTATTCCATCAAGAAGCTGATGGAGGCTCTTGGCGTTACCCGCAAAATCGCAAAGCAGGCTGGCACCGTGCTCAAGAGCTACAAGGCTACCGGCACGCTGGAAGATGGTGCTGTGGCGGAAGGTGAAACCATTCCCCTGAGCAAGTACAAAACGGAGCCCGTGAACTATCAGGAGATCACGCTCAAGAAGTGGAGAAAGGCAACGTCTGCGGAGGCTATCACTGACCGTGGCTACGATCAGGCGGTGGAAATGACCACAGACGAAATGCTCAAGGACGTGCAGAAGGGCATCCGGAAGGACTTTTTTACGTTCCTCGCCACCGGCACAGGAACGGCAACGGGCGCGACCTTCCAGGCTACCCTTGCGCAGGCGTGGGGGCAGTTGCAGGTTCTGTTCGAGGACGACGAGATCGGTGCGGTTTATTTCCTGAACCCTCTGGATGTGGCAGACTACCTCGCAACGGCGAACATTACCTTGCAGACCGCTTTCGGAATGACCTACGTGGAGAATTTCCTCGGTCTTGGCACTGTAATCTTCAATTCCAGTGTTCCGAAGGGCAAGATCTACGCTACGGCGAAGGACAACATTGTTCTGTATTATATCCCCGTGAACGGCGCAGATCTTGGCGAAGTGTTTGACTTCACCACCGACGCAACCGGCTATATCGGCATCCATGAGGAGCCGGACTACACCAACATGACCGCTTCCGATACCGTTATCAACGGTATGGCGCTGTTTGCAGAGCGCATGGACGGCATCGTAGTCGGCACGATCTCGTCGGGGGGTTAAATGAACTGTTGAGAGCGCCTGCCTCTGAACCGCCCACGTTTTCCGGCATGACGAAAGCGCAGCTTCTTGATTATGCTGAGGAAAACGGGGTGGAAGGGGTCAACAGTTCCATGAAAAAGGCTGAAATTCTGGCTGTTCTGGAAGGGGTGGAGTGATGATCTACGCTGATTATGAATACTACTGCGGCACTTACATGGGAACTGTAGACGCGGATAGTTTTTGCAGATTGGCGACACGCGCCAGTTCCTTCCTCGACTACTACACGCAAAACCGAGTAAAGAATTTTGCGGAGCTGGATGCTGTAAAAATGTGCTGCTGTGCATTAGTCGACCAATATATGCTGATCGACACAGCACAGGAGCTTGCCAGAAAGAATGTGTCCGCCGGGCTTGCATCTGACGAAGGAGAATTGCAGAGCGAGACTGTAGGCGGCTATTCCCGGACGCTTCGCAGCGGCGGCGATTCTTCCGTAGCTGCATTGAAAGCGGCTTCGGAGGCGAAGAACGCACTTGCAAGCGTAGCGCGTGAATATCTGGCCCATACCGGGCTTCTTTACAGAGGCAGGTGTTTAGCATGTACGCTCCCCACACTGTAACAATCTACAACGTCACGCAGGAGCAGGATCCGGAAACGTTCAAAGATACGCAAAAAATTCATATCACTGTAATTCGCGGTGTAATGCTCCAAGCGTCAAAAGCGGCTAACGTCCGCGCGAGCGGGCTTGAAGGAGCAGATGCGGTGAATCTGTACATTCCGTTTTCTGCGGCTGCTGTAGACGGCGTGACAGATGCGGAGAAGCGCTACGTCGGTCCGCAGGAGTTCTGGCGCGCAACTGATAAAAGCAAAATCTGGACGCTATCTACGGACGGTAACGGCGGCACAACCTTCTTTGTGAAGGGCGAAGTAGTCGAGCCGGACAAGACGGAAGAACAGATCGAGATGCTGTACGATGATGTGTACAAAGTGACAAAGGTGGACATGAAGGACTTCGGCAGTCCTTCTATGCAGCACTGGCAGGTCGGAGGCTCGTAATGCTGAAATTCAGCGTAAAGGCAGACGGATTTGACGCGCTGCAGGAAAAGCTCTCGCAGGCCTGCACCAAAGCAGAGCATATTGTTGCAACGCAGGTGCGGAAGGACACAAGCCCATATGTGCCGTTCCTGACGGGCTCTCTCGACCAGAGAACAATGGTGGACGGCAATGCGATCATCTATCCGGGGCCGTATGCACGGTTTTTGTATTACGGGAAAGTCATGGTTGACCCGGAGACGGGCAGCACATACGCACCGAAGGGTGGGACGAAGGTTCTGACAGACAAAAACCTTGTGTTCACGACATCCGGACACGCGCAGGCACAATCGCACTGGTTCGAGGCTTCAAAGGCTGAGAATCTTGACAAATGGATTCGAGTTGCAGATAAGGAGGTGAAAAATGGGCTCTGAAAAAGAAAAAAAGCTTGTTTCTTCCGAGGAAGAACAGGACATATCCAGAAAAATGATGGTTTGGGTAAATTCGTTTTCGGATGACGATCTACCAGCTGCGACCATCAATTATGAGTTTCTCGCCGCCGATTCTGCAAGCGTGGCTCTGTCCGTGATTCAAGGCGCGTACATCACAAGAAGGTACTTACTCGGTGGGCATGAGGCAGAATACCAGTTCAAAATCATAGCCCGTATCAAGCCGGGCGGGAGTAACGACAAGCGCCTGAAAGCTGATGCGGTACTGAACCGCTTCGGGGATTGGGCGATGCAGAATTATCCGTCTCTGGGAGATGGCGTTCGTGTCCGCCGAATGGAAGCGGTCAGCCGCGCAGCGGTATTCGCCGTGTACCAGGGCGGATGGGAAGACCATCAAATTTTAATGAAGATGAAATATGAGGTGATTTAACTATGGCAGATATGACCTTTAACACCACTGCTGGCCAGACCATTGACCGCGAATTGCTGATCGCATACCTGAATACCGGCGAGGCGTCTACGCCTGTCTGGTCTCCGTTCGGCAAACGCGTCACGGATTCCAGCATGGAGTACGATTGGCAGGAGGATTCCAGTAAGGATATTCTCGGCACTACAAGAACCACCATGAAGAAGCCCATCATCACGCAGAGCTTTGACCCGTGCGAGCTGGACGCAGGCGACGCGGCGCTTGTCAAGCTGTGGAACCTGGCTGTCAAAGACCAGGACGCAGCAGCACTGGCGAATCAGGACGTTCTTATCGTTCATTTTTACGCAGGCACAGCCAAGACAGCAGTCTTCGCGGAGCGTTACGACGGCACAATGGTCAAGCCCGCAAGCCTCGGCGGTGAGGGTGGCGGTTTTGTTGGCATGCCGTTCGATGTGACGCTGGGCGGTACGCGCACGACCGGAACGGCTGCGGTCGGCAGCAACGGTGCAGTTACGTTTACGGCTGATTCTGCTGCGTAAGGAGGGGCTATAAATGGCAGATATCAGATTTGATACTGGTGTACAGTCCTTCCAAATTAACGGCGGCGTGAGTGTAGAGTTCAACCCTACGGACAGCGAATTCGCGAAAAAGCTGTTTTCGCTGTTCGAAGAGTTGGAATCCAGGCAGCATGAATACGCAAAACGCGCCGAAAACGAGACGGACCCGAAAAAAATTCTCGATTTGGCAGATCAGTTCGACGCGGAGATTCGCGAAAAAATCGACGGAATTTTTGGAAAGCCGATTTGTACTGAAGTGTTCAGGACAAACGTAATGGCGCTTGCAAATGGTCTGCCGGTATGGGCGAATCTTATGCTTGCTGTCATCGACGAGATGGACGCTGGTTTCGATCTCGAAAAAACCAGACTGAGCCCAAGAGTAAAACAGTATACGGACAGATGGGCGAAAAGAAAGCGCTGATCTACGCGCTCCCGACGTCAGCCGAGATAAACGGCAAAACATATCAGATTGAATCAGATTATAGAGCGGTGCTGGATATCCTCGCCGCTCTTTCTGATAAAGATTTGACGGAAGAGGAGCGCACCATTGCCGCCCTTGAGATATTCTACCCTGACTTTGACGATATTCCGTTTTCAGATTATGAGGAATCACTGCGGAAATGTTTCAGGTTTATTGACCACGAGCAAGACCAAAAGGAGCAAAAAAAGCAGCCGACGTTGATGTCGTGGGAGCAGGACTTTGAGATGATTGTCGCGCCCATCAACAGAATTGCAGGCTGCGAAATCCGTGCATTGGAATATCTGCACTGGTATACTTTTTTGTCCTATTATCAGGAAATTGGGGACTGCCTGTTCGCCCATGTGGTAAGTATCCGGGACAAGAAATCTCGCGGGAAGCCTCTTGACAAGCAGGAACGAGAGTTCTACAGGCGAAACCGTGAAATTATTGATTTGAAAACGAATTACACAGACGCAGAAAAGGATATTCTGGCAGCGTGGGGCGTCTCAAAATAAGGTGGTGAGAAAATGGCAGATGGGAAAATCGTTGTGCAGGCGGAAGTTGATGCAAAAAAAGCACAGCGGGAGCTTGATAAACTTACGGCGAGAATCGACAAGCTGGAAACCGATTTGAAAAAGAGCAGTGGCGAGCAAAGCGGGATCAAGGCACAGCTTGACGCGGCAAAGGAATCCGCAAAACAGGCAGAAAATGCGCTGAAATCGTTGCGCGCTGAATCCGAGCGGCTTCGGAAGATCACGTCCGGCGAGGTGTCTGCATCTCCCGATGCGTATATTTCTGCATATAGTCGGCAATCCGAAGTCGCTGCACAGATTAAGGAACAGGAAGCGCGTCTGAAAGAGCAAGACAAGATCGTTGAGAGCCTGGACGGAAAGTACGCAAAAATTACGGACAAGGTAATGGAGCAGACCTCCGCGCTGGACGCGGCGAAGACACGCGCAGGAGAGCTTACGCGAGAGATTACGAGCGCAAGCGGAGCGTCCGAACGAATGGAGCATGCCGCAAAAAGTGTTTCCGACAGCATGGACACGTTCGGCAAGCGTGTTTCTGGGCTTTTTAAGCGTGTCCTTGTATTCTCTCTGATTACTAGAGCGCTGCAAAGCCTGCGGACATGGCTCGGGAAAACAATCATGCAGAATGAGGAGGCGCGTGCAGCGGTTGCGCGGCTTAAGGCGGCGTTTTTGACGCTGGCCCAGCCGATTCTTCAAGTCGTGATCCCCGTTTTTGTGAAGCTTGTGGACATTCTGACACAGGTTGTTACAGCTATCGCAAAGTTTTTCGGCATGCTGTCCGGCAAAAGCTGGGGCGCGCAGGTCGCAGCGGCAAAAGGGCTGAATGCGGAAAAAGAAGCAATCGAGGGGGTAGGCTCCGCAGCTGAAGACGCCAGCAAGAGCATGGCGAGCTTCGACGAGATCAACCAGATTACCAGCAATCAGGCATCTGGAGGCGGTGGCGGCGCAGGCGGGGCGGCGTCTACGGATATCGCGCCGGATTTCTCAAACCTCGACATGGCGGAGGATAAACTCCACGATATTCTCGGCCTAGTAGGTGCGATTGCAGCCGGGCTGCTCGCATGGAAAATTGCAAGCATGTTTACAAACGATTTGAGCAAGATTGCCGGGATCGCTCTTGCAGCAGCTGGTGCGTTTGCACTTGTGTATTTCTGGCTAGACGCGTGGAAGAACGGAATTGATTTACAAAATTTCCTCGGAATGCTTGCGGGGCTTGCCGCGCTTGCTGCCGGACTTGCAATCGCATTTGGCCCGATAGCAGCAGGCATTGCGCTTGTTGTGGGCGGTCTTGCTATGCTTGTTGTCGGAATCAAGGATGTCATTGAAAATGGCTTCAATTTAGTAAATACGCTTACGATCATCGCGGGGCTACTTGCCGCCGGTATCGGCATTTCGCTTCTGACGGGTAGCTGGATTCCACTCCTGATTGCGGGATTTGCCGCCGCTCTGGTTGCACTTGTTTCCTTTACCGGACATGGCGAAGAACTAATCGAAGGCCTGAAAAATATCATAGACGGCTTCGGAAAATTCTTCAAGGGTGTGTTTACGGGAGACTTAAAGCTTGCTGCAGAAGGCGCGAAACAAATTTGGGAAGGGCTCAAGCAGACGTGGAACGCGATTGTAAACTCCATCAAAGACGCTTGGAGCGCATTTATTACATGGCTGCAGGGCAAGAACCCGGCACTTGCTGCGATTTTTGAAACAATCGGAAAGCTGTTCTCCGACCAGTACAACGCATGGAAAAAGATCCTCAGTGGCCTTATTACTTTCCTGACCGGCGTATTCACCGGAGACTGGAAGAAAGCATGGAACGGCGTCCTAGATATTCTGAAAGGCGTTTGGAATCTCATTGTCGGTACGGTCGAAGGCGCGATTAACTTCATCATTGACGGAATTAACCTTTTGATTTCCGCTTTGAACAAAATCCACTTTGAAGTTCCAGATTGGGTTCCGCTTGTTGGCGGAAAATCATTTGGCATCAATATCACGCCTGTTTCCCGTGTATCGCTGCCCCGCCTAGCCTCTGGCGCGGTCATCCCGCCGAACCGGGAGTTTATGGCTGTGCTGGGAGACCAGAAAAGCGGAACGAATATCGAAACGCCGCTTGCCACAATGGTGCAGGCTTTCAAGCAGGCCATGAACGAGACGGGCGGCATGGGAGGCCGGAGCATTACAGTCGTGATGCAGGTCGATAAGCGCGAGTTTGCCCGCGCGGTATATCAGGCGAACAACGACGAGACGCAGCGTGTTGGCGTTCGTTTGGCGGGGGTAAGAACATGACAAGCGTATTGAGTCTTGATGGGAAAGCGTATCCGAATCTGCACGTCGTGAGTCTGAAACGTTCGTTTTCCGTGCTCGACGGCGACAATGCCGGGCGCGTGATGACCGGCGCAATGACGCGCGACATCATCGGCACCTATTACAATTACAGCCTGGAAATTGATTCAGTGACATCGAACCCCGAGGAATACGACGAGTTTTATGAAACGATCTCCGCACCGGCAGACAGCCACGTACTGACAGTCCCCTATGCGCAGACGACCATGACGTTCGACGCGTATGTTGCAAATGGCGACGACGAGCTGGCGTCCAGCTATGCCGGGAAAAACAGCTGGCAGAACCTGACCGTCAATTTCGTTGCCATGAAACCGAAGAGGACCCCGGCATGAGCGTAAGAGTGGTATATGAAGACGTCGCGGTCGGCGCAGCAGATGCGTCGACGGTAACGACGACGGCGAAGAAAGACTTTGCGAACCCTGCCCTGCTCCCCTACGGCACGGACGCCGGGCTGCTGGCGTCCTGCGAGCAGAACCAGTGGGTCCTAGACGGGACGCGCGGCCTGCTCGGGAGCAAACGGGCCGCGTTCTGGTCTGCGGAGCAGAGCAAAGACGACTGTACCTTCGATGCAGCGCCGACGATCACGATTTCCCTAAACGGCCAGTTCTCGTCCCCGGGCATTTTCTTCTACTTCGACGGCTCGGAGGGCGACTATTGCAGTGAGATCGTCCTGACGTGGTACAACGGCGAAGAACAGCTTGCGACCAGGACCTTCGCGCCGAACTCGTACAAGTATTTCTGCGAGCAACAGGTCGACTTGTACAACAAGCTCGTTGTGCAGATCAATAAGACCCACCTGCCGAATCACTACGCGAAGATCTCGCAGATCTTCTTCGGAATCGTCCGGGAGTTCGAGCGGGGAGAGCTGCGCTCCGTCCGGGTCACGGAGGGCATGAACATCATTTCTGACGATCTGGAGATCAACACGCTCGACTTCTCGCTGGACAGCGCGGACGATATCGACTACGTCTTCCAGCAGAAGCAGCCCGTCAGCGCGTATGACTCAGACCACCTGATCGGCGTGTTTTATATCGAATCGTCCTCCCGGAAAAGCGTGAGCGTCTATGATATTTCCTGCATCGACGCCCTCGGCGTCATGGACAGCGACGGTTTCATCTACTTCAAGGGCCGCAGCAAGAGCCGTTCGCGGCTGCGATCTATTCCGACGCGTCTGCGAAGACGCTGATCCAGACGATCCTCGCCGGGCACTTTACGCTGGAATACGACTCTTCGCTGGATGACGCAAAGGTCACGGGCTACATCCCGGACTGCACGAAGCGCGAGGCGCTGCAGCAGATCGCATTTGCCATCTGCGCCACCATCGACACCAGCGGGACGCGCGGAATCAAGGTGCGAAAGCTCGCGTCG